TTGCTTCCACAATCATTTTATGATACTTACTCCCCGTAGTGGGGAGTCTGTATGTCAGTTCCCACTGTGCCATATCAACCTCCAAAGGTGGAATCAGGCTCCAGTGCAATGTAATAAGTCAAGTCATAGTTCTTGTTAGTGAACTTAGCCAGGAGTTTCTGGGATACAGCAACCTCATATGTTCCAGGGATGATCTTAATGTTCTCAACTTTGAAGTTGAAGAAGAACTCTGAAGTTGTCTCACCAACAACGATTTGGAAGTTGTTTGATGTGTCATTCTTCTTGTCACGGACAACCACTTTAACAACACCATTCTCACCAACGACAGAGAGATCAGGTACTTGATAAACGGCTGCAGCCTTGAGGAGTTTATCCAACTGCTGAGTATCCAGATCAAAGATCACATCTTCAGAAGGAAGAGTGATGTCTTTGTCAGGAGGAGTTACGATGACATTCTTATCAGCAAAGAAATACTTGGAACGAGAGCGACCTTCTTTAATAACAACATAACCTTCATTATCAAAGTCCAGATCAGGACTAGAATGAAGATTTAGACCATTGAGAAACTGATTTAGATCATAGATACCAAAATCCCTAGGGATGTCCTCATCAATCTCAGCCTCTGCCAGAATGTTCTTCATCACCGAAATAGTGCGAAGTTTGTTACCTTCTTTAAAAAGGATAGACTGATTGATAGAAGAGAAGTTCTTCAGGATGTTTACAGTCTTGTCAGAGAGTTTCATTGTCATTGAGGGTAAGTTTCACGTTGTGCGTTTTTGTCATTGAAGTGTAACAGAAGAACTGCATAATGCAGAATCTTTAAGATGTCACGTCTTGCTGTACCTTTCTTATCATATCGAGTGGCATACTTTAGAATGTTAGACCGACAGAATGATTCACCATCTCCACAGGCTTCAATGAGGTCAAGTGTTTGTATTCTATCAGTACCAACAGAATAATGCTGATTGTATGTGCCAGAAATATAATCTGACAACTCTTTCAAGATTTTGTCCTCACTGTACTTTCTAGTGGGAGATGGTTTAAGGTCAGTCAATTCAATTTTGTCATCCATATGTAATCCATTAATAAAAGTTATGCTGTCCATAATAAGGAAAGGCAGTATTACCTCCCCCAATTATATCAAAGAGTCCCCGTAATGTCAAGGTTTTTATCTGGTTCTGTGTCAAGTGATATTTGAACTTCACCATCAACCTTGTCATATAATTCCATAAAGGACTGTTTGGTCTCGTCATCAAAACGATTAAGACAAACCTGAATTGCCTTCATCTTATCATCAAAGATACTGTAAGCACGGATGATATGAACCAAACGACGAGTGGAGATTACTTCATCCACACCACCATCATAAAAAGTCTTACGGATGATATCAGCCCAGTCACAGAGATACTTGATGAATGAACTATCTTCAATACCAAGTTCAAGACTTACACCTTCAAGGATCTTCTGTTCAATAGCAGATGAAGGATACTCTTGTTCAAAGGTTATTGGAAATCGCTCAAGAAATGCTTCGTTGAGCACATTAGTACCAATAAATCGTCCGTCGTCAGATCCTTTTCCTTTAGTGTTTGCTGTTGCGAAGATATTAAAACCTGTCTTTGGGGAAACGTTCCTACCAATCTTCTTGAGGAAAACTCCTTTCCCCTCAAGAACTGATTGAAGACAAAGGATTTTGTTTGAGGCGAGGTCCAACTCATCAAGGAGCAAGATGGCTCCCCTTTCGAGGGCCTCAATGACTGGGCCATTGTGCCAGACGGTGTTCCCATCAATAAGACGGAAGCCACCAATAAGATCATCTTCATCGGTTTCAATAGTAATGTTTACACGGATCAGTTCTTTACCAAGTTGAGCACAAGCCTGTTCAACAGATAACGTTTTACCGTTACCCGACAGACCCGTAATAAACGTTGGATAAAATAGATTGGACTTAATAATTTTTTTAATATCATTGAAGTTACCAAACTTGACGAAGGTATCATCTTTTACTGGAGTGAGATTTTGTTCGATTACAGTTGCTGCAGCAGGAGATTGATAAGTTTGTTCCAGTTTTTCTTGAATAGTCAGGTTCCACTTCCCACGACTAACTTTATATTCATCTAGTTTTTTACTAACAGTATTATATGTGGTTCCATTCATTGCACACCAGGCACGAACATCACCAGAGGTCACAGTCTCACCATAAAGGTTTTGAAGAGATGTGACGATGTATTCTGTGGACAGTGCCATGTTAGAGAGGTCTTTGTTTACTTGTTTATTATAGTCCCTTCCTCGGTCAGAAGAAGGTTGGAGTGGACAGTCTAGTAGCTGGTCAAGAGATGAGATCTACAAACTCATTTAGAACTTTCTTATTTAGTTTTTTGGTTTTCAGAGACTTGATGAATGCAGATTTAATCTTAGCCTTAGTGGCGCCATCATCAACATCAAAAGTAGTATCAGTAGAAAGTGAGTTGGATGAAATACCAAAGTATGCATCATATCCAACCATTTTTAAAGAGATACTTTTATTCTTTTTCCATTCCCCAATCAATCTACCACTTTCAAGACTGTGACCATTATTGTATTTACGAATAAACTCATGTGCATCGCGACCATTGAGTAGGCGAATACCGATGAAGTTGACAAAGGGAAGTTCGTCTTTCACACACTGTACAAGTGTATTAGTAAAATCCCAGTACTTTGGAGAGACTGCATAGGTCACACCAGATTTACGATTACGAATAAAGTCTCTAGTTGGATGAAGACGACGCCTGGACCAACGACCAATATAGTCAGGACCACGATTAGTAATATAACCTTCTTCTTCCCTAGGAATCCAACGATCTGCAGTGAGGTGATTTGATTCACCATCAGTCAACATCACACATTGGATTTTCTCAACATTCCACTTTCTTTGAAGAGAGGGGATGAGTTGACGAAGAGTCAATATAGTTTCATTCAGAGGAGTTCCAGAAAGACCCAGACGGGGTGGATCTATGGGAGTATTATAATGATGTTGAGAAATTACAACCCTATGAATATTCTTCATCTGACGATCAAGAACCTTTTGAGATGTATTAGAAGTAAAGAACTCCATTAAAGAAAATTCATTACTGATGTTGAAAGAACCTTGTGTTCTATTGTAATAGGGTTCAGGTTCGATACGACCAAACTTATCATAGTCAACAGGAACAACATTGAATTGTTGAGTGAATGTATAGACACCAAAAGGAATACCAACTTTCTTACAGAACCAAATCAAACTATAGAGTTGTTTGACAGTATCCTCCAAGACACTATTCATAGAACCAGACCAATCAAGAACAAAAACCAGACCATGATTCTTTCCATCAGGGAGTGTAGTTACTTTCTTGAAGAGGTCTTCATTGTATTTGTAAGTATGAAGTTTACTGCAGTCCAAAACTCCTGTACGTGATACGGATGCACGTGCATAAGAACTTGCTGCCTTCTTCATCTCAAATTCTTTGACCAGGTAATTTACTTCTTTTTGAGATGAATTCTTAAAGGTTTCATACTTACTATCTGCCAATGAGAAATCTTCTTCTGTATAAGGTTTCCAGAAGTCCTCAATATAATCATGAACTTCCTTATTGGAGTTAACAATCTTAGTGAGATCTAAATCTGCAAACTCAAGATATTGACTAGAGGATGCATTACTCTCTACCAGATCCTGAATATTATTTGTAGATGCGGTGTCAGTCTCTACTTCAAGGTCATCATTTTGTGGGAGTTGTTCATTTTGTTCTCCTGTACCACCTTGATCTTCATCGCTATCTTCCTCTGTGTCTTGAGGTTGACTATCAACAGGTTGAGATTCTTCACCAGAATCTGAAACAGGTTGTTTCTCTTCACTATTACTATTGGGAAGTTGAACATCTGCTTTTTCTTTTTCTTTCTCACTCTCTTCTTTACAAAATTTGTAGAGACAAAGAGCAGCAACCTGTGCCTCATCAAATGTATTTGCCATATTGACAAGATCTAGAATTTCTTTCTCTTCTTCTGTAAAGGTTACTGGAAGAAAACTACCAATCTTGGAGTAGATATTAATCTTGTCAGCAAGGTTCATATTATTGACATCCTTACCTTCTACTTCAAAGAAGTCTTCCTCATAGAACTGTTGATAACCACGATAGAAGGTTTTAGACAAACCAGCGAACTTACGTTTAATTAGTTTCTCTACACGAACATCCTCTACCACATTCAAGAACTGGTGTGGAACTGCTGGATCCCAATCCTCATTGGGTGTGTATAGGGCGTGAGAGACTTCGTGAGCAACCAATAGGTCATAGACTTCATTAGAGGACTTCTGCCACAAAGGTAAGGTCAGGACACGGGTCTCAACATTGAATGATGCAGTATGTACTTTCTTATTTTCAACAATTAGGTTCTCAGTCGCCAAGAGACGAGCCACATTTCCTTTGACTTCTAGATTAACAGTCATGGTGTTTCGTTTGGTATGTAACCAATATACGACGAAACCCCCCGTTTCTGGGAGGTTGGGTGACACTTCTTGAAGTGGCGGAGGGCTTCTTTCCTAGCCCTCATCGCTTGGGGTTTAAGTTTCCTTTTCTTTTCCTTCTTGGAGTGATGTTTCCAATTTGGTGTATTCACGTAGATACCTGTCGGATGAAGGGTCAGTAATTAGAGTCATACCAGACTCTTTAAAGTTTTTTGATAAGTCTACTGGAGTCTTATAGGGTGTTGTCATGACACTTAATTGGTTTACTACGATACTATAGTTGAGAATCCTTTGATCTTTTCGTACCTTATGACACTTTGGAATTTGTCCTCTAGACCTCCTTTGTGTGAGATTACAAAAATGTTTGCGTCTTTAATTACAAACCGGATAATCTTTAGGAACTCGTCTGTTCCCATACCATCCAGTGAGGAATCAAATACCTCATCCATGATGAGGAGATTTGTGTTGACTGAATTTTTGAACCGGGCAACTTCTCTCCAGGTAAACAACAATGCCAGATCGATTCTCATCTTTTCTCCTTCGGAGAATGAGGAATACGAGAAATCATCATGAATAGGGGATTGGATTGTCTCGTTGAATTCTTCATCCAACTTAAAGTTGATGTAGAAATCCATCATCTGTAGATACTTATTAACCTGCTGATTAATAAGAGGAAGATACTTCTTGATAATCTTTGATTTTACTCCCCCGTCTTTTAGAAGACCATAGGTGAAGTCATGATAGAAGATGTCTTCTCTTTTCTCAGAAAGTTTATCTTGTGTGCTCTTTAGTTTTTGTTTGAGTTCAGCTAATTTGTCATGCTCAGTATTTCTGTTTGCAAGTTGTTCGGTAACTCTTTGAATTTCCGATTCCAAATCTCTGATTTGTTTTTGACATCCAGCGA